GCAATGGACGACATGGCAAATGCTCGAACAACGTCGTTGCTTAGCAGGTCGGCGAGTGTCCCCAATCCCTTTTTAAAGGTATCGAGCCCACCCATCATGCCGCTGCCAGAACCAAACATGTTTTGCATGAGTCTGATAAAGAAGCCAAATGCATCTCCAGCAACCTTTGCCGCGGCAGGAATTGCCTCTCGCAAATCTCTTGCAAACCCAGCAATTCCCTCACGCATCTTTGTAAAGACTTCTAGCAAGGCATCGCTTTGCATATAAGTTGCAAGCTCAACTACAACATCTCTGATTGCGTCGTAGAGCGGTCCCGTCATGGTGGCAACAAGTGATTGCGACATGTCGGCAATGGTGCTAAACGCGCCGGCCATCGTCTTGGACAACCGCTCCATACCGCCGCCATAGCGCTCGCCAAGGCCGGCCATGATGGCCTGCACTGCACCCTTACCTGAGATTGCTCCCTTAGACGTCAGCCTGCGGATTGCTTCAATTCTGTTTGTGTACATTTCGTTGAGGATCTTCTTATCCTCAGCGGTCATGTTTTCTCCCTTGGCTTCAAGCTCCTGAATGAGCTTCTCTGCCAGGATTTCGTAACCAGCAATACCCGCGTTTGCGAGTTGCATCATGTCGTTTTGATAGACGCGACCAGCAGAGTTCATCTGCCCAAGTGCGTACGTAATACGCATGATCTTTTCGTCGCCGCCACCAAGGGCCGCAACTGCGTCACCGATGCTACGCATGTAGCCGACAAGCTGCCCGCTGCTATCGCGTCGAATAATGTTACCCATCTCCAGGCCGAACGCCTTCATTCGGATGGCGGCCTCTTCAAGTTGCTTGAAGCGGAACGGTGTAACGTTAGCGAATTCCTTCATTCGCTCGATCATTCCTACGGCACGAGACTCGGCAACTCCCATCTCGTCTCCGCCCTGCTTAAACAGGGTGGTGAATCCTACGCGTGACTGCTCCAGGATTGAGTTAAATTGAATAAATCCGCCGGTTAGGTGGCCAATGCCCTGGCTGATTGCGCCAGCAACGTTTTGCGTCAGCGTGATTGCGGTTGCAAACTTAATGGTGTCCTTAAGCGTAAAGAGCAGCCCCTTGCTGCTGTCTGCAATCTGGCGCATGCCTTCGCCGAAGTTGATTGTTCCTGCGCGTGCCCGTTCCATGGCGGAAGAAAACTCCTGGGTGATCCCAAGGGCCATTCTGCTGTTGGTGACGTACCCCTTCAGTCTCTGGCCGACTTCGGCAAGGGACGGACTCATCCCTTTAAAGTTGTCGTCTAGGCCCGCGTAACTTGGGAGAACGTTTGGCCCTGGGATTTGTGGTCCGCGTGGCTTGCCGCCCATGCCGAATGCGTCACCAAAGATAGCCGCTTGGATTCGGGCAAGATGGTCCGATGCGCTGAGTGGTGGCTCGTAAGGAATCAGTGTCGTGCTTGAAGAGGTGCTTGGCGCCGCAACGGCAGCATTTTTACCTCGGCCGGTCCTGGTTCCCTTTGGCAAATCAAAGAGTGGGTTGTTTGGCATGTGCGGCCGCAGCATCCCCTTAAGGGCTTCCTTGTGGGGGCCTTCTGGCATTGCGCCAACTTCCGCGGCAAGCGTTGCAAGGGCAAGGCTCCTGCGAACCGCTTCAAGATTGGGCGTTACTTGCGCAGGCAAGCCAAGGGCTCCCGTGCGTGCCTGTCGAACGTTTGCACGTGCCTGCGGCAGAGCTTCTGGGGATACGCCAGCGGTGCTTAGGGTGAGTGCGTGGAGAGCGGCGGATACGGCCTGTAGACCCTCTGGGGTCAGCGCTCGTACCGTTGCTCCGCCGCCCACTGGGGCGGCTGGCACATTCGCTTTGCGGCGTCTCTTTCCCTTGCCCTCGGTGGCATAGCCTGGATCAACGTAGTTTGCTGTTCCTGGCGCTTCAGTTACTGGGTCGCCAATTGGCACTTCTCTCGTAAGCTTCCTGCCGCTGCCAACCGCAGCGTCAAGGATCATGCCGAAGTCAGCAAGGGCCGTAGAGCTTAGCGAACCAAAGGTTGCCTTAAGCTCCTTGGCAGGGATTGCCTGCGTTGCCCTGACAAGTGCCTTCGCAGCACCGCCAAGGAGCGACATGTCATCGCCGCCTCCTGCCAGTGCACTCACTGCATTTTGCAGCCCTGCCTGCACTCGCGCGCCGAACAGCGCAGCGGTCCGCTGTGGGCGCTTGGCTACCTGCTCATAGGCAGGAAGCGCACCGGCAATATACGCATTGGCTGTTCCAGCAAGACCAGGCCTGACGGCGTTTATGCCGCCAGCCGCAATAATTTGTTGCTCTTGGCCACTAGGGAAGAAGCCAGTGTTAGTGAGTCGGCTTCGAAGCGTAGCTTCCTCTCTTGTTTCTCCAGGAAGAATGTTCCTGTTAGAGAATGCAAGTAAGCTTGCCATCTGGGCAATGCCAAAACCTGACTCCATGCCCATTCGTGCTTGTGGCATAAAGTGGCGCTGAATATTTGCGTGTGATCCACCGGCATTTTTGTCAAACTCTGCCGCCTGCGCTTGCGTAATGGTTGCTCTCTGGAACCCACCGCGCTGCCCAATCGGCAGTTCCATGTACTGACTCTTGGTGAGTGCGCCAGCTGGGAGCTTTAGCACGCCATTCTCTACGACCTTGATGCCAGGGGCGCCCTTTGGAACATACATAAGCTCGCCGGTTCCTGGGTCGTATACGGGGAGAAGCTCAGATGAACCAAATCCGCGGCGCTTCATTTCCGCCTCGTATGCTGGTCCTGATGCCTTACCGCCAGTTGCTTTTATTGACTCTATTTGTGCTGCGCGTTCTCGAACGTGTTCGATTTCGTGAAGCATTGTTTTGACGGTGTTGAAGAGCGTGATCGTTGCGCGTTGGCCCCCGGCCGGATCGAACATAACGTGTCCAAAGCCTGTGTGCTCGCCACCCGGCATGCGATGCCGCTTGCCGCGAAGGTTTTTGTTTTCGTTTATCCCGGCAATGCCAAAGGCACCTTGTGTCTCAACGATATTGGACATCGTGAGAGATCCGTAGTTCTTAGGCAGCCTTGGCATAAACTGCTGGGCAAGAAGGGTTGCAACCAAAGAGTTGTTGTAGGCACCTTGCCCACCACTCTGCAGGCTTTGGAGAATGGCTGGAGAATTGCGGAAGTCGTTCCCTATAACTGGAAGACCGTTGACGTAGTCAAGGCCAGTGCCAGGAGGGGTCGTTCGGAACCTAGATGCATCCGCTGCGGGGATTCTGGCACCGCTTCTACGGCGTGAAGGCCTTGCTGCAGCCTGGACGGCGGCAAGCTCTTCAAGCAATACGCCCTGGGAACCAGTAAGAATGGTCTTAAGGTCGGCTGCGTGGCTTACGCCGCCCAATGAGGCGATGCTAGAACCGCCGCGCCTAAACGCAGGGGCCATCCGTTCGGTGTAGTCGGAAAGCAGGTCTCCGAAGATTGCCGAAACGCTCTTGGCAATCTTTCGGCGCGAATCCGCAGGAAGAGCACTGAAGCCAGTACGCATTCCGGTAATACCCTTACCAGAACCAATACCAAAGCTTGCGAGAATATCTTCCTGGAATTTGCCAAGAGCTTTCGCTACTTGGCGTGGCCCAACTGTTCCATTACGACCGGCTTTTAAGCCCTGCAGCATCTCGTTGATATACGCGCCCAGGGAAGTATCGATTGCTGCCGCAAGCGGCTCGAACCCCCTCTTAGATGTTGCGCCCACGGTAGAATCACCCCCCTTACCACGCACCCCGGTGGATGCAGCTATAGAGCTAAGAGAACCTCTCTTAGCAAATCTGACGCTGCCAGGTGGCAGCCCATATTCCTTTTCCAAAATTGCAATCTGCTTGCGGATTTCCGCAAGCATTGCAAGCTGTTTTGGTCCTTGAAGTTCCAAACGACTTGGAACTCCCCCTACATGGGTTCCCCCAATTGGGAAACCCGTTGCATCGGTAAAACCAGCTGAGGCGTAAAAACCCTTCCCGCTGTCTGCGGCGCTTACTTCAAGCGAAGGGATATGACGCGGAAGAATGCTTCTGTAGTGCTCCATGATGTCGCCAGGGTGTAGGAATCTTTCCCTGGCTGTGGTCATTGCGCTAATGCGGCCCATAGCAACACGTCGTTTGATTTCAGCACTCATTAACGCACTGCCAATGCCAGGAATGCCAAGACCGCTTAGCGAGCCGAGGTACCCATGGAATTCTCCTGGATCACGGGTTGAGTACGCGCCAACTGGAATGTGCGAGAACGGAGCATCCGTAGCAAGTCTGGCAATAAATCCGCCGCGCTCGCCACCAGCCATTTGCCGCAATCCGGAACGCATCATTCCGACGCGGCCAGCAGAGGCGGGAATAAACGGGAAAGGGCTGGGCGTGTTGTTGGTGCGTTGCGACTGATCGTGTCGGGCAACCAGATGATCCAAAATGTCCATGCTTTTTTGCGCTTCCGAGGATGGACCACTAAATGCTGGAACTCTTTGAATTCTCACTCCGCCAATTTGAGAGTGCACAATTCCGCGCGCAAGCATGCGTGCCGCGTCTTCAACGCTGGCAGTTCTTGGCACGTCTTCTCGCCCAAGTTCAGTTGCCCGAACAATTGCCTGACGAAGCTCCTCTGCTGCAGACATTGCTTCTTTGCCGCGCAGATTTGGCAGTAGCCCGCCGCGACGATCAAATCGAATGTCTGAAGGGATAGCGTCTCCGCCAATCCCGCGCAAGGCAGCAATCTGCCCAGGGAGAGACCGACGAATTCCACGGATGAGCGACTTTGTTCTCCAGGGGGTCCATGCTAGGTACCCGCTTTGGTCGTCAATGTCCTCGCCTCGTCTGTAAGGTTTTGTTTTTCCAGTGCCAAGCTTTTCCTCCGCCCCCATCCCTTGATAGGCGGGAAGCGCAGCGCCAATGCCATACATTTCCAGCTGACCAAAGCCGCCATACGGAGATACCCTTGATCCGTTTCTAGTCATGCTCCTGCGCCCTTGCGGCGACAAGCCTCGACGGTATCGGTCACGTCGTCGCAACTCCTGGGCAATCAGTGTTCCGCCAACTCCTCCCAGAGGAGCCTGTCCACCAGCCCAGTTTTGCGCAGTGCCAGCCAGGCCACCGATATACCCGTGCGTATCGGCACCTGTGCTTGACGAATACGCGCCAACTGGAATCATCCGCAGCTGCGTCAAGGCGCGCGGATAGCCAGGCTTTTTGTAATACGGGTTTGGAGCGAGAGCAAGCCTTCCGGGCTGCGACCGCATTTGACTCATTGCGTGAGTCATCATGCCCATGGATGAGCGGTTGTCGACTGTCCTTGGGTCAAATCCCGCAACTGGCTTAAAGCGGTAATAGTCTCTTGTCATGCCGCTTCGTCTGGAGCGATCTCTGACTCTGAGGTTAGTTACTCCAGATGCATCTGTCATGCCGTACTCGCGCAACGCCTGAAGGAACTTTTGGTATTTAACAAATTCTGCGTATTGACGAGGTCTCATTCCGTACATGCCGTCTTTTCCGCCGTATTCACGTACTTTTACGCCAGCTGCGGCAGAGCGGACAATTGATCGCGCAAGACGATCAGAGGCATCGCCAATTCTTGCGGTCCCAGGAGATGGTGTTCGGGAGTTCTGGGAACTGACAGATGCGCGACGCTTTGCAGACTTGTCACTTTGCATAGCGGCAAGCCCGCCAAGCTTGCCCCTCTTAGCAAATTGAATGTCTGAAGGAATTGCATCTCCACCAATTGCTCGAAGCGTCGCAATCTGCCCAGGAAGCGAGCGGCGGATGCCGCGAACTATTGACTTAGTGCGCCAAGGCGTCCACGCAAGGTGTCCGCTTTGCTGGTCAATTTCTTCTCCGCGGCGATAATTTCTGACTCTTCCACTGCCGATGCGCCTTTGCTGGGCGCCAAAATTTTGATACACAGGTAGTGCATCATCAATTCCAAACATTTCGAGTTGACCAAATCCACTGTATGGCATTACCGTAGAGCCAGACCTGGTCAAACCCTTGCGCTGGGAAGGCGGCAAACCGCGCCGGTAGCGATCTCTTCTTCTTAGCTCCTGAGCAACCAGGGTGCCGCCAACTCCCCCTAGTGGAGCTTTTCCGCCCGCAAATTCGTCGCCTGTGCCAGCAAGTGCGCCAAGATATCCGTGCGTTCCGCCACCAGTGCTAGATGAGTACGCCCCCACCGGTATCATGCGCAGTCGTGTTAGTTGCTTTGGGTAGCCGCGCTTTTTGTAGTAGGGGTTGGGTGCCAGCGCCACCCTGCCGGGATTGTTGTGTATCATTTGTTCCAGGGCATAAGACGTCATGCGCATTGCTGACTGGTTGTCTTCAGTCGTCGGGTCAAGTCCCCTTACTGGCCTGTATGCCAATTGTCGACCCAGCCCTCCACTGCTACTGCGGCGATGCAGTCGCGTTAGGTTGCGCTGGACTCTCCCTCCAGTTGGTGTACTCGACCAGACGGGCCTAAGGGATCCATAGTCGCGTAAATCTTCATTGAATTGCAGTAATTTGGCAAGTTCTGCTTTTTGTCGAGCCGAAGCGTTTCTTCCGCCTCTTCTTCCGCCAAATTCTCGTGTCTTTACCCCGGCCGCGGCAGAACGGATAATAGATCTGGAGAATCTTGAAGATGCATCGCGCACTGATGCCGTACCTGTTGATGGTCGACCCGAGTTTCTAGATTCAACAGCTTCTAGTCGTGCTTCTGCTGATCTTTTCTGAAGATCTTTGAGACCGCCCAGCTTGCCCTTCTTGGCAAACTGCACTTCTCCAGGGCGAAGACCTAGCTCGCGTTCTTGCTCCCTCAATTGCGCGCGTATTAACGGAAGCAACTTACGAGCGTCCGCGGCGCTCAATCCAAGGCTGGTAAGTTCGCCTAGCTGCATAGCGCGCTCAGCTGCATTGCGACTCATTCGACGCTTTCCGCTTGGGCCACGCCCAAACCCGCCGCGAAGGTACATTGGCAGCGCGTCTGAAACCGCCGTAAGCGGCAATGCGCGACCTGCTCTTGCTCGACGGCGAATCTCATGGGCGATCAGTGCTGCGCCAACGCCAGGCGCCCCTACGCCGCCAAGCGCGCCAAGGTATCCAGTTTGTCCCGGCTGCATGGTTTCTGCGGTTGAGTAAGCACCAACAAGTAGGCGGCGCATTTTCCTAAGCGCGGGGATGCTGCTGCGTCGATACGGGTTTGGCGCATCAGCAACAAATCCGCCGCGCATCAGCTTAGAAGTAGAACCAAGACGGCCAGGATAATGGGAGTCCGTCATCTGATCTACCGCGGCCTGGAGAAGCTCTAGGCGTCGGCTTTGATCTGCGCGGTTAAATGCCCGTGGTCGATTCCGCGCGCGCGCTCGGGTTCCAGCATCAGTCGGTGAAAAATACAGGGCGGTGTCCAATGCGCCCGCAAGTCGCTGAGCCCTTTCGCCAACCGCGCGCCCAGCAGCGGAGCGCGGCGAAGCCCCTCGAATGCGAACTCCGGCAGCGTAAGAGCGGGCCAGCGCTCGTGCGTACAGCTCGGCAGCCTGTTCTAGGCTGGCGGTCCCCGTAGTTGGCTCCGAGTATCCGTAGCCAGAAGATCGGCGCACGCGCGTTTTATCCGCAGCGCGAAGTTTTTCTCTTGTTGCTTTAGAAATTTTGGGTGCGAGTGATCCCCTGCGAGCGTATTGCTCACGTCGGGAGAACATCTCATCGTCTTCGTCGCGTGCAGCGTAAACAGATTTCCAGCCGCCTCGACGGGCAATGCTCTCTTGGAACTTGCGGTCAATTTCCTGGAGCCTGCGGCGGTTTGCTGCCTGCTGGGCGGCGGAGGGGGTGGCAAATCTCCAGGCCTGCTTGGGGTCATTGCGTGGATCTGGCATGTCGCGGAACGGCCACTTTGATTGGCCCTTCCCGCCAGTAAGTTTTCCGACGCGCGCAAATAGGGCGTCAGCCTGCTGGTTTAACCGACGGGCAGCCGCGCCAGAGTCGTCAAGAGACGACCGCGCGCCGCGAGTACCACCAGAGACACTACGTCCCGAAGTACCGCTGCTGCTTCGACCACCATTGCGGAACGCCATCGCTCCACGTTGGCTGGACGTTGCTGCGCGTGCCATAGCGTCGGCTGTGCGAAGCGCCTGGCGTTCTTGGGCTGCCAACGCAGAGGTAACGCGGTTGATACCGCCTACTGCCTGCGCTGACTGTGCACCGACCTGAAATACCCTAGAAAGAGAGTTCGCTGAAGCCGATGCCTGATTCTGCAATCTTCGGAGGGCCGGAAGGGCGTCTCCGTCAATAGCAGCTCGGAACGACTTCAGCGAACGAGATGCGTCTTCGAACCCTCGAAGGGATCCACCGGTCTTGTTGGAGGCCTTTTCAAACTGAGTAAGGCCCTGCATGATGGAGCGGATATCCGACAGGATGGCCTGAGTCCCGGCACGGAACTGCGTCGCGTCCAAGCCAATTTGAACCGTACCTGTGGGATTTCCAGCTTCCGCCATGCATACTCCTAGAAGGGGTGGATTTAGCTATTTCCGGCAAAGCCGGGCTTACCGAATGTTGCAACAAGTTGCTCTACTGAGTCAATACTCTTGCCACCTGCATTCCCGCTAGATTTACTCTTGGAGGCCTTCTTCATTTCCTTATCTCGGTTCTCGATATAACGAGAAAACGCGTTCAATTGCGCCAAGGTAAGGTTAAAGAAGTCGGTTGGGGTGAACCCAAAGCTGTCCGCGTAGGACGCCATGATGTTCCCCCAATCGATTTCGTTCCAGCTTACGCCTTTGCCTCCGCCTCTTTTCCCTCAGCACCCGCGGCCTCGTCAGCGCCAATCAAGCCGCTGGCGCGCATGACCTTATCGATCTCTTCGCGCATGGTGTCCAGGGTGAAGCGATCACCGACTTCTCGCTCGGTGATTGGCTCGTCCTTCTTCAGAACCAGCCAAAGAATGTAGCGAATAACGGTAAACTTGGTCAGGTCAATCTGATCAAGCGAGCCGTACTTTTCCTCGATATCCGCGAGGTCGTTAAGGGTCAGCACCTTCGTCGGTCGGACCTGTGCGAGGTTTGCCATGGTTCACTCCTACTACTGCTATTGGCAGAGCCCGTCAACGCAACGGGATTGCACTGCTAAATGGTACTACAAAACACTACATACACACAGGGGAGCGTGGTGGTTTTGTGGGTGGCTTTGTCCCTAGCCTGGGGTTGCGGCGCTTCTGGCGGCCGCTGGGGGGATTGCCAAGTCTCGCTTGACAATCCCCCTGCGCTTCAGTCTTTATCGAAAGACGGTAATTATGCCTGTACGAACACGATTGACGGCGTCGCGCTTGTGTCAGCCGTTTCGAGCTTGCACGAACGGTCTACGGTGCCTGAGAAGTCCAGGTCCATCGTCGAGATATCCTCGCGCGTGAACGGAATCGTCAGGGCCATGCTGAACGCCTTTGGCAGGTGGATGCGGACCGTCTGGGACGGGTCATCCGAGCGTCGGTGCGTAAAGCGAACGTAGAGCGGGCGAGGCAGACCCATTGGGGACGCCTGTCCACCCTGGCCAGCGTATCGGGTGTAACCCACGAAGTCGGTGCCAGAGCCTGGAAGCATTCCTGCTCCCTTTACTGCTGAGTCAACCGACCCGCCGCCCGTCGAAGAACGGAACAGGTAGTTGCCTGGGGCGTCTTCGTGCCCGGTGACGGCGTAACCGTAAACGGTCGTGCCCGTCGTCGTGGCGGTGATGCCACCAAGAAGACCAAGGTCGTTGTGGAAGAGGTTCTTCAGGTTGTCCCACTTTACCTCTACGCCACGTGCGCGAACTTCGCACTTGCCGCCGAAGTATGCCTTCGCGACAGGGAAATTCTGCTGACCGTAGAACTCGCGCTCCTGGAAGTTGATGTCGAACTCGACGTCGCCGCCAATTTCGCCAATCGTTACAAGCTCGCCAGTGTTGCCGTAACCAACCGTACCAGCAAAGTACGGAACGGTGCGGCTGCCGGCAGCCTGGCCAGCTACTGCGCCAGGCTTCCAATAAGCAATATCAATTGTACCAGAACCAAGTGTAAGCATATCTTGCTCCCCTTATGTTTTTACTACTATGTACCGGATTACTCGCCGGTATTCCAAGACGTTCGGATTGTAGTCATCGCGCTGCGCAACTTTTCGCACAACGTGCAACACCGCCCCGTTTGGACCAGAGAGACGCTCACGGTTAAGTATCTCATCTACAGCGTTTCCAATATTGTTCAGTTCAGTGGCGCTGCTTAAGCTCGAAATGAGCACATCTACCACCGGCCTGTCAATCGGAAGCCCTAGATCGCTACTGCCCGCTACAACGGCAATTGAAATTGCCGGCAACTCGCTTGGCCCTGTTTTGGTAATTGGGTAAATCTTCTTATCGGTAGCTGAGCCGCCCAGCAAAGTTTGCAGGGTAACGTCCCCGCTCAGTGCCGTAAAGAAGGCTTCGTATACACCAATCACCGTGTTAGATTATCCCCTCTTAGTCGCGCAGTCCACGCCTAAAGTTTCTACACGCAAAATGTGCCACGCAGCGGAAGTGGCGTATACTACAGAGAGTGGCAGAAAACCTGCCCGATTATGGAGGGAATAATGGCAAACGAAAACATGGCCCGGCCACGTACGTGGGGGTCACAGGAAAAGGCTGACGCCGTTTCCTTAGAGTTTGAATCATTTGTTCTAAAGTACCCAGATCGAAGCAAGGATTCTTGGCGCATTCAGCGAAACCGATTGCTCTCCGGGGCTGCCAGTTTTGTGGATAAGCGCATTAACAACGGCAAGACAAGAATTATTACCGAAGGCAGCCTGGCGGCGAAAGTCCTTAGCGGCAACAAGGAAAAGGTTGACAGCAGGGCTGTTATTGCTGCGGCAGAGGAAGAGCTTGCCTCCGTTACGGTTCAAGCAGAAATTGAAAAACTTCGTTCTTCTTATCGTGCGGCGATGAAGAAACTTTCGCAGCGCGAGGACGCAACCCAGGAGCTTGTCCAGGCTGTCTACCAGGCAGCAACTGAGGCAGCAGCCTCTATGGAACTGCCAGCGGTGCCGCCTCGGGTATTTGACCGGAGAGACGGAGACCCGGAAACGGCCATCCTTCTTCTCTCAGATTGGCAGCTGGGAAAGATTACCCCAACCTATAACAGCGACACCTGCGCAGAGCGCATCAAGCTTCTTGCCGAAAAGGTTGAGTCGCTTGTTGCAATTCAGCGCGCCGACCACCCAGTAACCGACCTTCGGGTCTACCTGCTTGGTGACCTTGTTGAGGGAGAAGATATTTTCCCTGGCCAGGCGCATCTTATTGACGCGTCACTTTATAACCAGACATTCCGCGGGGCGGAAATCCTTGCAGGTCTTGTTCGAAGGCTTGCGGGTACTTTTGAGAACATCAAGGTTGTTGGCTGCATTGGCAACCACGGCCGGCTTGGTCGCAAGGGCACGTTCCACCCAGAGTCAAACGCAGACGCGATGATGTACAAGGTTGCATCAATGCTTGTGAAAGACGTTGCTCATGTTGAGTGGGTAGAGACTATCTCCAAGGGTGAGCGCGCTTGGTTTGGCACAGACGAGATTTATGGCAAGCGTTGGTTCTTGTTCCATGGCGACCAGGTGGGCGGCGGCTTTGCTGGCTTCCCCTGGTACG